GATCAAAGTTAATAACTTCAACAGCTCCACCAACCCTTTCATATTTTTCTTTACGTCTCTTATCTACATCATCGGCTCTATAAGTTTGAAGAGTTCTTCCAGTAGTGTCTTGATCTTTATATTCACCTTCCGAGATCCACTTAGTAAAGTATGATTTTCCTCTACTTAAAGTTGCATTTGCTCCAATGGTTGGGTCATAGCCAATAACGTCTTTAGTGGCGTTTTTAATACGACCATCATACCCACCTGATTTTCCATAGTGATGCGTACCTGTAGCATCTTGAGATGCATCATACATACTTATATGATCATAACCTGTAGCACTTTCGTAATAAGCCTTTTCGTCCCAACCACTAGATAAAATCCCATAGTGATGACCTGATGTCATAGTACCACTACCACCAGCAGCTTGCTTTTCTAAAGGTCCATGATATCTAGTATTTCCTTGGCCACTTACACTGTAGGCGTAGTCCCAATATCTTTCTAATGCCATTATTTTGTTTCCTCTAATCTATTTTTATACCACTCAATAACTGAGCGTTGACCAGCTCTATACATGATGGGAGCTAGTTCTTCTTTTGGGTGTGGATTAATTGGTGGAAATGTTTCCTCCATTTCATTAAGAAGGGATTCAACAGTTGGACCTATTAAAGGTTCAAGCATATTGCGGGAGATTTGTGTTTGCATGTTCAAAGAAGGCAGGCATTCTTCCAGCCTTGGTAGAGTTTAATTGTGGTGCTTTACCTTCATACATAAGTCGATCACTAGCATCTAGCCAAAATTTTTTGTCCAAATATTTATCGCTATTAGCTGTAAGAGGTTGCATAATCCAATTGATTGTTGCCTTTCTTAATTTGTCTAAGGAAGGGCTAGGTGTTAGACCAAGTTCTGCACATACCAAACTGTTAGTTGCTACATGTATTTGCTCGTCTCTAGAAATATCTGCACTTACTGTTCTTAAACCAGCATCACCATTAAACCGGAAGAAAGGCAGTATTACAAAGAAAATTGCTCTTTCGATTACCAGTGCTTTTAATATTGTGTGATCTGGATGTGAAATCCATGCATCTTTTAGGCGTAATGCCTCGGCTTCAGCTTTATCATTTACGCCTATAGCGTTCGCGATATATCCAAGGGCTAAATCGTGGTTGTCTTCATCTTTTATGTTTGATTCCAAAAGTTTTCGACTTTTCTCAGGAATCTCAGAGAGTGAATCAGATACAAACGCGCCAACTGGACATTCCATGTTGCGTACAGCAAGAGCACGGTACACCGTTTCTTCTGCGCCATTTCTTAATTTTCCTTTTGTTGTTTGGACGGGAGTCCAAGTTCTTTTTCTATTTAGTAGTTTTTCGTAGGGGTTCATTGTTGACAGTCGCAATTTATCTCTTCAGGTTTATTGCTCATTATTTCTGCCAAGTAATCTTCAACTTCGGACTGCTCTAATGCTGCATAAGCATCAGACTTATCTTGAGTGTCGCCCATTACTTGTAAAGAATAATAGAGCGAAGTCTGTGGACTTTTCAGCCACTCTTCGATAAATGCTTCATCGTAAGTCACCATATCACTCCAAGAATTGAAGCTATAGCCATGAAGCAAACCAGTTCTAGATAGCATTGTCATTATTTCGTCAGCTACCTTTTTATAATTCTCCCATCCAACTTCAGATGCGATTTCTACGTTGCCATATTCAACTTGCTCTACACCAAATTCACCTGAATCTCTGTCAACTACTCGACTAATTGGTGGTGCTATTTCTGGTGTAGCAGTAAAGCCATGTATATCTTTACTTCTATATGAACAACTTGCTGTTGGAGCTATGGCAAATGCTCTCTGCATGTTGTTTTCTCTTGCTATGTTAGCTGCTTCCTGTACGCCCAAAAATAGCTCACGTGCAGCTAATCCAGCGTAGCCTTCGTAAGGTTGAGCATTGTTAGTTGCTTCAAGAGCTTCACCAAACTGGGCGTAGGTTATGTTGTTGTTTGCTAGGAAGTTGGCTAGACCTAACAGTCCAAAGCCTACTTGCCTGTCGATATCTGGCGATAAGTATTCTCCAGATTCTCCAACCCCTGTCCTACCATGAAGCTCACACAGCGAGGACATGCCTTCACGGAAACCTGATCGTAAGTCGCCGATAAGACAGGCAGACATATTAAGGTGCTGTAAGAGACATGTTCCTCGTGAGGGCAAGTAAACTTCAAGACAGACGTTGGAGTAAATTCTATTTCCTTGTTCATCGTGTTTTATTTTGTTGAGCCAAACATCTCCTTTTGCAATTCCTCGTAGGATTGCTTCCTTTGTTCCAGTATCTGTTTCAGCCCACGCGGATTGGGTGAGGTCAACACATCGTTTGACCCATGGGAGTTCTTGTCGAGGACACTGCACGAAATCAAGAATATCGGGATGTGTAATATCGAGATGAATAACACACGCCCCATTCCGGTACGTGCCACCTCTCCTAAGTATTTCATTTAATGTTGAGTAGATTTTTGCGAATGATGTGGGACCTGACGCAACAAGTGTGTCACTTCCTTTAATAGACTCAGCACCCTTGGGTCTGAGTTTTGACAAGTGGACCGCGACACCTGCTCCATATCTGAGAGCGTGCGATACAAATTTCCAGCTTGATTCAATTCCATTAGGTCCTTCCATTGAGTCTTCAACAACGAAGACAGTACATGATACGGGTAGACGCGATGTTGGATTATCAATCCATTGCTGGACTCGACCAGTCCTAGCTATGATGTTTGGTTCTGTATTCAATTTCATTTTCCAAATAGTGGACAGCTTTTTTTAAATCTTCTATATCGTTATCTTTGTAACCGGCTCGGCATACATATTTAATTACGTTTCCCAAATGAAACCCTAATCTTTGGGTTCTAATAAAATCCCAAACATCAATGGAACCTCGTTTGTAGTACGAGGGTCCGTGGTCGTTGGTGGTTTCGGCCATTTTTCTATAAGATTTTTTATGCAGTTTGTTAAGACAAAAGCTTGTTCTTGTAACGCCATCATGACTATTGCAAGATCTTCTTTTCTTGTCTCAGGTTTGTTAATCATTAACTCAAGCTGGCGTAGCTTCAAGTCTTGTTCTATCGTCAATTCGGTAATCGGCGGTGGCGGTCCAAAGGATTGGTTCTTTTTTTTCTGAGTCATAATCATCAACAGTAAGTATTCTTGCAAGCCTTGCATTAGTTAATGCATCTTTTTCAGTCATGCCTTTCTCTTCAAAAGTTTCTACAACAGCTTTCCATGTGTAACCTTTTAATTTAAAGATTTGTTCAGCACGTTTTACACCAATTCCTGGAACACCTGAGTAACCATCTGTATTATCACCGGCAAGTGTTTGAATTAAATGCCATTTAGCACCTTCTTCAGGTGTAATGTCGACAGTTTCGTTGAAGTCATATAATTTTCCAGCAATCTGTCGCATATCTTTGTCGGGACTAACAATAATGTTGCCTACATACTTAGTTGCATAGATTCCTAGACTATCGTCAGCTTCAAGCGTAGGTTTTACTATCACTTTGTAGTTTTTTTTGAGTTCATTTATAACTCTTTTAAATCCACAGGGCTTTTTTCTATTTCGATGACCCTTGTATTCCGGTAAAATTTTTTTCCTAAAATTATTAGGGCTTGTAAAGAAAAGAATTAGTTCATCATGAAAAGGAAACTCCTTTTTAATCTTTTCTAAGTCTCTCTCTACACATTTATAAGCTTCACTAAATTGTGAAGTGACTACTATTACATCATCACCAAAATCTAGTTCAGTTTCAGCAGCTGCACAGCATTTATATACTATGTAGTCGCAATCAATTAATAATTTCATATATTTAATGCACGTCTGCCCATGTTTTGCCTTTTTTAGCTTCTGCTGCTATTGGACAACGTAATTTGTAGTATTCTCCAGCCATTTCTGCTGCTTTTTCTAATAAATTCATTAAATTTTCAGCATCGTCTGGTGGTGTCTCGTATTGCAGCTCGTCGTGTACGAACGCAAGTTGATGAGTGTGAGGATTGTGTATTGCGTCATTAGCTATAACCATCCATCGTTTAGCAACGATTCCAGCACCACATTGGAGTAAGTAATTTAATCCTTTGTGTGGGCTATCGACCAGCACCCTTCGTCCGTCAC